GAATCAAAATGAAGAAGTAGTGCTTGCCCATCAAGTCTAATAGATATTTAAATAAATAATCATATATACTATATACTATATACTATATACACTATCATGGAACCATTGAACCTCTATGAGAATTGGATAAAAAAAAGAACAATGCTTCTTATTCTCAAAGAGTCAAATGAAATATCATTATTTAATGACCATAAGAATTTAATTTATATGAGAATGATCGATGTTATCTATCAGAATATCAAGGATTACATTCATTTACTTACTACAGACCATCAACAACTTTATTTTTATGAAAATATGTTCGACAAAATCTATCATAATTTATACCATCATTATGATATTAAGGATTATAAAATCTATAACTATGGTCTTCTTTATTATTATAATATGTACCAACTTTATGATTCCTTGAACCTATTAACTGATTATGAAATTGATGAAGAATATCGACCTATCGAAGTATTCTTTCGAGGTATTCACCAGATTATAGAAATTAATTTATTGTATCTTATGGAACTACAAGATAGAATAGAAAAATTATTGAATGTAGATAATGATGTTGTGAAAGAAATTATCTATCATAGTATCTCAATATGGTCTGAATTAATTGAATTACTCAATCTATTATCATCTTTAGATGAATTTCAATATCAAAACTATCGTAATTTAATTTATGGAACATCGGGTGGAGATTCAATCAACCTTCGTAAAATACAGAAAAGAATACAACATTTAGACACATTCATCACATTTGATATCCATGATACAATCATAAATCAAAAAAAAGATAAATACCTCTTGTCAGCAATCAAATTGTATCAATATTATTCAACTCAGTTCTGGTTAACTCATTTTAATCTCGCTTCTTCCACCAATGGGATTCAGAACAAAGGAACAAAAGAAACTCCAATTCTAAAATTAATTGATAAATGCATTCATATGACAAATACAAAAATAAACCGAAAAATTCATGATATTAGTATAGTAGTCAATGATGATCAATCAAAAATAAAAGTAAAAATAAATGACAAAGAAAAATTAATTGGGAAGTCAATCTATAATTCATCCAAAGAGTATCTAGAAAAACTGTAATTTTTATTCTTCAAACAGTTGTACTATCTCTGTATGGTTATTTTCCTTTGCTTCATCTTGTGGTGTTCGTTTCCATCTATCCATTGGATTTTTTTTAACTTTTCCCACCCTTAGTAAGAACCTTACAACATCAGTATGACCTTCACAAGATGCTAAATGTAATGCTGTCCGACCATCATAATCTGCTTGTCCCATATCAACTTCCATGTTAAATAACTTTTTTAAATGTTCTAAATCTCCTTGTTTTGCAGATAAACATAGTTCACTGAATTCATTTTGATTCTTTGAAGAATAAACATCTTCCAACGGATTGTATTTTGTTGTATCATAAATATTGTCGAATATATGGAAATTAAACGTTTTTCCGAATTGTTCACAAAATTGAATACCACGATATGAATTACCGATTGAATCTAATGCCGGAGACCAAGATACAATACCCATTACATTCGGGATGACAATCATAACCGCTCCAGCAACACCAGACTTTGAAGGTATTCCAATTTTAAATGCACATTCACCAGAGTAATCATACATTCCACACATAAGCATCATTGATAAGACATTTTTTACAGTTGATGGAGACCATATCCTTTCTCCAGTAAATGGGTTAATACCTCCATTCGCTAATGTTGATGCAACAATACTTAAAATTTCTGCATTAATTTCGATCGAGCAACACTGAAAATAGAGTTCCAATGTACTTTCTAAATGTGTATCCTCAGGAAATCCTATTCTTTTTTGTTCATTTGTTTCCTTCATGAAGTAAGCAAGAGCGTAATTACGATCAGCTGTTTCTTTTTCAGATAAATATACCGAATTGTTAAATCCAATTTTATAGATACCACCTGATAACTTAGTCCATACATCCATAATATATTCAAATCTCTCTGCAAGTGGTGATGTATGTTTAATTAATGATGAAGTCATAATTGCTCCAGAATTAATTAAGGGATTATGCGGTTTACCATCCTTATTCAATGTTAATTCATTGAATGCCTGACCACTAGGTTCTCTACCGACATATTGATGGACCTTTTCTTCACCTAATTCTTCTAATGCAATTCCATAGTTAATAGGTTTACAACATGATTGAACTGTAAAATCTACTTTTGTATCACCTATGTTGTATCTTTGACCGTCTATTGTACAGACAGATATCCCATATTGATCAGGATTTACTCTTTTTAATTGAGGAATATAGGAGGCAACATTTCCATGGTTCTCCTCCTTCGTTGATTCATAGATTGTTTTTATTTTATCTGTAAAATGTTTAAAATTGGGGATAATTAATTCATGTTTGAATATCTTATGAAGGATACAAATATTATTTTCAATACAATACTTAAATTCTTCATATTTCATAGTAGTTGAAGGAATAAGGAATTTTAGATTATTTATTATTGTGATTAATCGTGGATCGTCTTTTAAGAATCCCATTTGTTCAATCTTATCCAATACTTTTGATTTTTGGATACTATCAGTATCATCGTCAAGAAAGGATAAAAAAAAACGTTTTTCAATTGGTATTTGAATATGTTTTGTTTCAAGCAATAATGTTGATAATTTATTCCAGGATTCCATTGTTATATTTATATCATTTAAAATTATTATTAAATATATATAATACTCTATTTATGAATGCTATTCATGTTACTAAAACGGCGTGGATGAAGATGTCACAAATAGTCAATGTATCCAAAAATAAGTATGGATTCATTTATTCTGCTTCCAGTGGTGGTTGCAATGGATTTAACTTTGAATTAAATCTATTAGAAAAGGATATGTATGAGGAAATTATTAAAAGTAAATATTATACTGTATTGGATGACAATTCTACGAAGCTTTATATTGATCCTTTAAGTGAAATGTACCTTCTGGGAACAACTATTGACTATGTTCATGAAAATTACGAAAAAGGAGAGTTTGAAAGTAAATTTAAGTTTGACATTAATAAAGATATAATGACAAGCTGTGGTTGTGGGATTTCATTTAGTCCGAAATAAAAGAATACTTCATTTAAAAAAAATGTGGAGAAGCAGGGCATCGATCCCTGTACCTCTCGCATGCAAAGCGAGCGCTCTACCATTTGAGCTACATCCCCATATAGAAAAGTTATTTTAAAATTTTATGGTTTTTAACGCATACATATTTTTATTAAAATTACGAATAAAAACTTTCTCTTCTGGAATAGTTAATTGGATATAGTAGAGTCTATGGGACCAATTATTTCCAAATAATTCTCGATCAATAAGACGTGATAATAAAGGATTTTCCCATACTCTTACTACCCTTGACTGTTCTAAATAACCATTTTCCATGTACCATTTTTTTTTAGGAGCGATAAACCAAACACTATACATATATGTCTCAATCTGAATATTATACCCTGGTTCTATCGTATAATGATTAAGACTCTTATACTTGTTTTCAGACGAGGAAAATGTAAATGAATAAATATCAAACACGGTTTCATGATTATTTTCAATCATTAATATACATCTTGTATACTTATCATTAATGATTGGTTTATTAATTGGTTGTATTTGGTAATTGATTCTTTCATTCGTATAGTACTTGTCGGTTAATGTTTTTTTATAGGTCATATTCCATAGGTCTTCATTGTCACATAATTTATACAATTCCTTTGAAGTTAATGATAAAGAATAGATGTCTTTCATAGTGTGAAAATAACATAAAATGTATTGGTAAAATATATCAATCGGTATCCTTTCTAACATTACTTGTTTAAATATTTTTTTTCTTTAATCTTTCAAATTTTTAATTCTCCATTGATATTTGACATACAGTTTTATTGTTCGGATCCCTCTTTAACATATCCGGTGTTAGTTCAACATATCCATCATTATAAGTATTGAACTTCTTGAGATCATTAATTACAGCATCGGTTCCAAAATATTCATGGTAAACTATATTCTCTTTCAGTTTATGTCCAAAGGTTGCAAAAATATATCTTTCCACCGTTAATGATTGACGGTTTTCAGTCACAAATGAATACATATAATTACAATCATATTCTCGAATAGTATGCTTTGTTACAGGGAAACACCAATCTTTCTCAAAGTTTACCATATCAATAATTGGATGATAGGGTGTAATCAATAACTCACCCAATTTAACCATATTTGCCTTATTATTATTACATTTTGTCTTCACTACACATTCAATAAAACTGGTAGTGTAGGATCCATGTGTTTTTCCTAAATCATCTTTCTCTGTGTGATAAGTAATTACTTGATCCCCCTTACGGATATCTTCGACATTCTTATAATCACCGGTAGTCATTAGAACACGACAACCTTCAGCAGCACAAGGTCCTGCTGAGGTATTATAGGTTGCCATTGACTCAGGGGCAGCTTGACGTGTAAAGGTTGACCCTCCTCTAGACTTGGGTGGAGCATGCTCTACATCCTTCTTAGGTGGCGGGAGTTGATCGAATGTATCTGATACTCTATCGCGAATCTGATTGAATAGTTCGCCTGCAAAATTAGAAACACCCTTGTCCTTAAAATTATTACATAATTCATGTCTATAGGCATCCTGAAGGGAACGGAGATAATGGATTCCCCATCTAGTAAACCAATCTTCCTTCTTCCCTTGACTAGTCATATTCAATGCTTCTCTAACTTGACCAGATAAATCAAAGAGAATATTTGTAAGGTAAACATTATCACACTTCCGTACTTCCTCATTCATTCGTGTGATAAGGTCATTTATATTACTTTCAAATGAATTGTCATTGTACTTCTTCATATCAATACAATGGTTCAAAACCTGAATTGCTTCTCGACGGAATGTTTGTTCCAAATAATAATCTCTTGGAGGACGATCATTTTCATTTGTCATAAGCATTTTACCACCAATATCAAGTGTTATTTCAGCACAACCATTTAAATAATCAAGACTCTGACTACGACTACATGATGTATTCAAATCATAGACAAAGTTTTTTGATTGACCGTATTTCAATGAATCAATCTTTACATCGATTTCATTCGTTTGAGGATTAGGGTAACCATGGAAAGTAACATCCTTGGATAACTTAACCTTCATATCCACATTTGTTAGAGCAGTTGTTAAAAGGTTACTAATACCATGGATAAAGATATTCCCTAAGAGTGATGCATCAGGAATGAAAGAGAATCCATCTCCACCTGAAGCATTTGAAAGTTTTAGTAGTAGATCGGACTGAAGGTTGTATCCGAAACCATAACATGAAACCATACATTTAAAATCATTATCCCTAAAATATTTTTCCATCATATATACATGTCCTCGAGGGGGATCAACATTTGGAATACCATCAGTGAGTAAGAATACTCCTTTCACCCTCGGTGGTGGAGATGTTTGACGTAATATATCAAGTGATGTATGGATTCCATCCCACATATTCGTATTTGAAATTGGTTTCAATGCATCTAATTCCATTTCCATAATTTGACGGTTTTCTGGAGTACATGCTAGATTTGAACAAACAATATTTGCTTTACTACTGTAGGTAACTATTGATACATTATCCTCTTCATTCAAACTGTGTAGAATTGTCTTCGCAGCTGAAATTGTCAAGGAAAGGACAGAAAATCCATGTCCAATTGTTTCATTTCTATCCCCTTTTAAAGTTGCTTCCTCAATCATTGAATAGGAAACATCAATACAAAGGACAATATCCACCGGAGGTCTCTGTTCAACATTAGGGACATCGATGTTAACAAACAATTTGTTATCCAAATAATAAGAATTCATCTTTATCTCATCCAAAGCAGAAACAAATGGAACCATTACTTCTTCTGAAATACGTGAATCGATTTTCAATTGTTCTTCCTTTAAATGCTTACGAATCTCTTCAATACTTCTCTTAAGTGGTAAGTTATCTACTAGATCATCTGTTGTAAGTGGTTCTCGGGTAAGTGGTGATGTTTTATTTGTACTTAGCCACTGAAAAATCTCTGATTTTTCATAAGAATGACCATCCTTACCTAGGACAGGTTCATTCATTAAATCACCTGTAATTGGGCAGTAGAATTCTGTTGGAACAAAGGTTATTTCTGCTTCCATTTTTAGTTACTTTACTTGCTTTAATTTAAAGTAGTTTCAAATTTAATACTATAATTAAAAATTGAATTTTTATTTAAAGATTTATTCCAAAAAATAATTGAACGATGGAGCACTTAAGGATTTCTACCATTACATGCATCCTTCAAATTTCTTCAGATATTAATTTAAAGAAACTCTATGATGCTGTACCCGTAACAAAGTATATTCCTTTTATAGAGTATGGGACTGAAAATATTCCAAAAGGGTTCTCAAAGAAAATGTTAAGGAAAAAAAGGAAGAAAACAAGGAAAAAGAGTTTTTATAATCAAGCGACTGTCCATGTGGTTCATGATGGCAAGATAATGAATGTAAAATTATTTAATAACGGGAAACTCCAAATAACTGGTTTAAAAAAAGTACATCAGGGTCCGGAGTTAGTTCAAGATTTAATTGAATATCTTCAAGATTTATCGATCCTCGACTATGATACATTCCTAGTGAATCATAAATTAGTATTAATTAATAGTGATTTTGATATTGGTTATGAAATTAATCGTGAAGTACTCCATAAAGAAATTACTGAATCAGGCATCTACTCATCCTATGAACCGTGTATCTACCCCGGTGTGAATATTAAGTATTTTATGAATACCACTAATTCTGATGGGATTTGTGATTGTTTAACAATGTGCAATGGGAAAGGGAGAGCTGATGGCGATGGAGACTGTAAGAAAGTAACTATTGCTGTCTTTAAAAGTGGGAAAGTTATTATTACAGGAGGACAACATACAGATCAACTTGAAACAGCGTACCGATTTATTAAAAACTTCATTGATGAAAGAAAAGAACTTTTCGTTTTAAAATAAATATTATAATTATTATATTAATAATACTATGGAATACGGACAACAAATGAAACAAGCGAAAGATAATGCTATGATGGCGTTCTATCAAAATCCAGGATACCAATTAGAAAGGAGGAACAAGAAAACATTTATTTTGAGGG